AGCGTGACCAATGCCCCCGCCACGCCGATCACGCGCGCGAACCGCCGCGCTGGGGGAGGTCACCCGCACCCAGCCCTCGTTCGCCGCGTCGATGTCGATCGCATAGCTGCCGGCGGGCAAGGCGAAGCCCGCCCCCTCTGCCGGCAGTCCCTCGACGCTGTCTATCGCGGCGACCGGGGCGCCGCCGAGCCGCTGCCACTTCGCGACCGCGGGCAGCACCGTTTCCCACGTCCGCACGATCAGCGCCTGGCCGGTGAACGCCTCGCACAAGGCCAGCGCAGTCGCCGCATGCCGCTCGAGCAGCGCGTCCTCGGCCGCGCCCGAGATCCGCAAATGAAGCTTGGCGGCATCGCGCGCGGCAGCGATCGCCGCCGCCGGAAAGGGCGGAGCAAGCATCGATATCTCCTCAGAAAGAGCTCCCCTCCCTGCTCGCAGGGAGGGGAAGTTGGATTACGAAGCCGCGAACTTGAGCAGCTTGATCGCTTCCGAGTTGCTCACCATCCCGCCGACCCGCTTGGTCGCGTAGAAGTGCACGAACGGCTTGTTGCTGTACGGATCGCGCAGCACCTGGGTCTCGCCGCGCTCGGCGATCAGATAACCCGCCTTGAAGTTGCCGAACGCGATCGACAGGCTGTTCGCGGCGATGTCGGGCATGTCCTCGGCCTCGACCACCGGATAGCCGAGCAAGGTCGCCGGCTGCCCCGCCGCGAGGCTCGGCACCCACAGGAACGCGCCGTCGCTGGTCTTGAACTTGCGGATCCGCGCCAGCGTGGCCGAGTTCATCACCCAGCTCGCGCCCTGCCGGTACGGTGCGCGCAGGCTCTGGACCAGGTCGATCAGTTTCTCCTCGGGATTGGCCGCGAACGCGCCCGCCGCCCCGCTCGCGACATATTGCAGTGTCCCGAACGGCCGCGTCGCGTCCCCGGTCGATGCCGTCGCCGAAGCCAGGAACCCCCTGGGCTTGTTCGTCCCGTTGCCGTTGACGAACGCCGCGCCCTCGGCCGCCGCGAACTCGCGCGCCACTTCGGCCGCCAGCCATTCCTCGACGTCGAACGCCGCATCGTCGAGCATCGCCTGGCTCGCCGCCGGATTGGCATAGAGGTCGCCCATCGGCGGGGCGACTTCGTTGAACACCGGCGTGTCGGTCTCGGGCCGCGTCGCGGTCTCGGCCGCCCAGCCGCTCTCGAACCCGCCGCTGGTCACCAGCTTGCGATACCCGCTCGATCCCACCTTCACGACATTGGCGATCGCGCGGATCGGCGACACCGTCTTGAGCGTCGCGTCGATCCGGGCGTCGATCTCCTCCGGCACCGCATAGCCGCCCGCGGCGTCGCTCGCGCCCGACATCGCCTTGGTCTCGACGCCGCCGCTTCCGACACGCAGGAACCCCTCGAACGCCGCGCTGCCCAGCGGCCGCCCGCCCGCCAGCATCGGCCGCACCGGCGGCAGCCCCGCCTTTTCCACCGCCTCGAAGCTCGCCTCGAGCTCGTCCGCCTTCACTTCGATCATATCCGTCTCCCCACATGAAGAATCCTCCCCGAGCTCGTCTCGGGGAGGGGGACCACGCGAAGCGTGGTGGAGGGGGCGCCGCCACCTGCGACACCCCGACTTCCTCGATCGCCGGGCTAATCCGCCGCCACCGCATGCACCCGCGCCAGCGGCTGCATCGGGCTCGCCACCAGGCTCACCTCGAGCAGCTGCAGCGCCCGGATCTCGCGCCGCGTGGCGCCGCGTGCCTCGGTCACGCGGTATCCGAACGAGAGCCCGGTCACTGCGCCCTTCGCCACTGCCTCGGCGAGCGCGGGCGCCGCGATCCGGCCGATCACGCGCAGCCCGCGCGCGTCCTCCGCCAGCCGCTCGACCGTCCCGACCGGCGCCCCCCCATGCTGCCACAAAAGGGGCACCGGCCCGTCCAGCCGGAAGGCCCCGCGCCGCACCACGTCGCCGCCCCGGTCGGGCACGTCGAACACCGCGGCATAGCCCGCGAACCGAATGTTCATTTCAGCCAGCCCGGAAAGCCCAGCTTGACCGCCAGCCCCACCAGCACCAGCGCGGCGACCATCCGCCCCGCCCAGGAAAACGCCGCCTTGAGCGCCGAGCGCTTGGCGTCGCGCCACGCCCCCAGCAGCTCGCGCAGCTCCGCCATGTCCTTCGCCGCGCTGGCATCCTCGAGCCCCAGCCGCGCCAGCGCCCGCTGCGCGCTCAGCTCGCCCGCCTCCTCGGCGATCGCCCTCAACGTCGCCGTGTCGGCGCCGTCTTCCCTGGCCTGCTCGATCAGTTGCGCGAGTACCGTCTCGTTACGCATCTTACTCTCCCGATTACCCCCGCCCGATTGCCTGCACGCGCGCCGGGGCCTAGGCAGCGGACATGCGCCGCCGGCTCTTCCCCCTGCTCGTCCTGTTGATCCTCGTCCTTGCCGCCCTGCTCGTCTGGGCCTGGTCGACCGATGCGGTGCTCAAGGCCAAGTGCGGCAATGCCGGCGGCACCTGGGACACCGAGGCGCGCATCTGCGCGCTCCGCGTCAGCCCAGCCCGACCATAGCCCGCTTCTCCGCGTCGCTCAGGAAGTCCGCCGCGCTCACCTGGCGCCACAGTCGCTCGCGGTCCTCCGCCAGCGCGGTCACTCGGTCGAGGTCGACCGCGAGCGACGCATCGGCGAACCAGCCTCTCAGCGCCTGGGCGAGCCCCGCCAGGATCGTCTCCGCCACCGGCAGGATCGCGAGCCGCCACAAGGCGCGGTTCGCCTCGCGGTAATTGGCATAGGCCGTGTCGCCCGGCAGCCCCAGCAGCATCGGCGGCACGCCGAAGGCGAGCGCGATCTCGCGCGCCGCCGCAGCCTTCAGCCCCACGAAGTCCATGTCGGCGGGAGTCATCCCCATCGCCTGCCATTTGAGCCCGCCCTCGAGCAGCATCGGCCGCCCGGCATTGGCCGCGCCGGCGAACCCCGCCTCGAGCTCGCCCTTCATCCGGGCGAACTGGTCCGCGCTCAGCACCCCGCCGTCGCCCGCTTCATAGACCAGCGCGCCCGAAGGCCGCGCGGCATTGTCGAGCAACGCCTTGTTCCATCGCGTCGCGGCATTGTGGATCGCGATCGCCCCCGCCGCGGCGCCGAGGCAGCCGAGCCCATAATGGTCGTCTACGGGCGAGAACGCCTTGATGTGCGCCACCGCCGGCCGCCCGCCGGCATCCTCCGCCGTCAGCCGGGCGACATGCGCGCCCACGCGGTAGCGATAGGCGACCGGCCAGCCGCCCGCATCGGCCTCCACGCTCACCCGCTCGGGCCGGAGCGCGAACAATTCGCGTACCGCCCCTTCGCTGTCGGTCAGGATCTGCACCCAGGCATTGCCGTGGAGCAGCAACTGCGCCGCCACCGTCTCGATCAGCGCCTGCCCGCCCGACCGCGCCGTCGCCAGCGCCGCCAGCGCCGGGTCGCTCGCCTTGAGCGGCGCCGATCCCACGCCTTCGCTCACCAGCTTGACCGCGCGCTGCGCCACCGGATTGTGGCAATAGCCCTCGCGCACCTGCGCCTCGTAGCTGCGCGGCCATTCGCCCACGCTCGCCACGCTTCCGCCACGCGCCAAGGGAAGCCGAGCGCCCTCGCGCCCGGACTTGCGTCCGAACCATTTCATGCCTGTCTCCCGGATGCCGCTGCCGGCTGAATTACTCCCCCCCCTGAAAGGGGAGGGAATTTGACCCTAAAGCGTCTGGTACATCATCAGCGCGTCGACATAGCCCGCCGCCGGATCCCGGAACGCCCCCGGCAGCCGGCCGACGATCTCGAACCCCATCCGTTCCCAGAGCCGCACCGCGCGCTCGTTCGTGCTCACCACGAAGTTGAACTGCGTCGCCCGATAGCCCCGCGCGCGGGCGTGGCTGGTCTGATGCGCATGTCCCTACCGCTTCGTCGCGAACCAGATCACATGCCGCGGCCCCTTGCCGTTGCTCCGCGCCTTCACGCCTACTTCCTCCACCGCGAACCCCGCGTCGCGCAGCCGCCGCGCGAACCGCGCGTCGGGCGCCGCCGACCATATCGCCAATATCCCGCCGGTCCGGAGCGCCGCCTTTGCCGCCGCCAGCCCGCGGTCCGAATAGAGCCCGTCATTGCCCGGCCGGGTCAGGCCGTCGGGGCCGTTGTCGACATCGAGCAGAATCGCGTCATACGCGCCCCGCCCGTGCCGGATCAGCGCACCGACATCGTCGATCACCACGTCGACGCGGCGGTCGTCGAGGCACCCCGCCGCCAGCTCGGCCATCGGTCCCTTCGCCCAGTCGATGATCTTGG